TCTCTGTGTTCTTGCATAAAGATCTGACTGTCAATATCTCCATCACTGACTATGTCAATGGCCGCTGTAGGAGTAGTTGTTCCTAATCCTAAACGGTTTGTTGTGGCATCAAATGTAAAGCCTTTAAGTCCACCTACTAGGGTATCTGGATTTACTTGTAAATTACCTGTTGTGCTTATAAGTGCATCACTGGTAATAGTGTTTGTCATTGCTAAGCCATTTGTTTGTATAAAGGCTTGTACTTGGGCGTTTGTTAAGCCTGCGGCTGATAAATCAGGTGGTGTATATGTAAACACACCTGTTCCATTATCATAACTTAGTGTTCCATTACCACTTGCAGAATTTTGTGTTACACTTACTAGAGCTCTTGCGGCACTATTTGTAAGCATATCGTGTTCGGTACTGTCACCGTTATCGAATTTCCACTTATCTTGTTGTTCGTCCCATATTAATTTAGCATCATATGTACTTTCTGGCCTATTTGATATTATATCTACTTGTGAATTTGTAGTTGCATTAGCATTTAGTGTAATGGTTTGATCTCTTACATATAAATCTTCTACATTTCTGTAATTTAAGTTGCCGGCTACTTCTATATTACCTGTAACATTTATGTTACCTGTAAAGTTATGTGTTTGAGCGGCACCACTGCCTACATTTAGTATTCCTGTTGTAGTTAAATTACCAGTTGTGCTTATAAGTGAATTACTTGTAATATCGGCTGTCATTGTCAATCCATTACTTTGTATAAAGGATTGTGCCTGTGCATTTGTTAAACCAAATGCTGATAAATCAGGTGGTGTATATGTAAATACACCTGTGCTGTTATTATATGCTAATGTTCCTGCGCCACTGGCAGAATTTTGTGTTACACTTAAATCTGTTAATTCTATAACTGATGATAAATCTGCTGGTGCAAACCTCATTAAACCTGTAGAAGGTTCATATCCAAATGTTCCGCCACCACTTGCGGCTATGGTTGAGCTACTTAAAGCCGCTCTGCTTCTTGCATCAGTATAGAATACATTTGTATTACCTTCTGTTATTGCATCTGCACTTAAAGTAGTATTTGCACCTAATTCTAATGTTTTATTTGTACTTGTAGTAGTATTGTTTATTATAATATTACTATTTGTTAGATCTGAATTAGGTATACCTACTATAGTATCTACTACTAAACTGGCGTAGTATTTGTTTCCATCATAGAATAAGTTTATAACACTCCAATTATTTGCAGTAGTATCTAATGTTGTAAAGTCATTTACAAATTCCCAATCTGTCCAATTGCTTGTAAATGTTGTGGTATCTAAATATCTACCACCTAATGAATCTTGTGTTATTAATATAGTACATGTTTGTCCTGCTACTATATTATCTAGTGTTATTCCTGTTATGTTACCGTCTGCTACTAAAGTTTGTATAGTTCCTAAGTCTAAATCAAGTGTAATATTACCATTTTGATTACCATTGCTTTTAATTTGTTCTACTGCAGAAGGATTTTTAATTTCTGCAATAGTTATATTAGAAGGTGTTTGAGTTACCGCTATAGTATTATTATTTTGATCAACTGTTATTACTGATGTATTAGATGTTAATTGTACATTAGCCATGTTTTACTCCTATGTTATAGAAGTGAAACCTGCTGATTCTCTAGGATTACCTATTGTAGAGTCAGGTTCAAATCTTTCAATTATTGCGTATCTATGCGAATCTGTTATATTAGGTGTAGCACCTGTATCAGTCCAACTAAATCTTACTACAGTGATTGCAACATTACTACGAGCATCTGGTATAACATTGCCTGTATACCTATCTGCAGGAATTGTAAATGTAACTAGGCCTGACGCCGCTGATGTGTTATTGATAAATGATGAGTTTATTTCTGCATTTGCAAAATATCCAACTACGGTGGAGTCTGTAAAGTTAGGATCACCTGATACCCTATCGTAACTTATTGTATCTACAACTATAGTTTGATAATCTGCTTCAAATGTATAATCTGTTACATCAAAACCATAGTCATAAGTATATGCTTTTTGTGTGCTTTTGAACATTTCTTCTACAATTACATTGTCAGCACCGCCAACATAACTTTTGAAATCTAGAACTCTACCGCTCATTATATCGCCTCCTGTGGGAACTTCCTTATAGACTGAGGCCTATAAGGCTTATTACTGTTATATTTATCTAATTAAGATATTTCTAAAGATCTGTATTCGTCAAACACTCTGTATCTTATAAGTACTGCACCGCCTACACCTGCTGTAGGGAACATATCAGAGTTAGCACCTGTATTACGGAAGTGTTCTCCTTTACCTCCTGATCCTTGAAATCCTACTCCGGTATGCGTTATACCACCATTTAGATTATTCTGAGAAGAACCACCGCCTCCTCCAAAATACATATTTTGTGTATTAGAACCTATAGAATCGTGTCCGGTTGAATTAGGATCTACATAGTTAAAGTCAAAAGGACTTGTGAAACCTGATACAGAGTCAACATCATAATTTTGAGGTTCGCTCATTAAGAAAGTAGGGAAGCCAGGCATTCCAACTAATCCGCCTCCTGCGTCTACATTACCCACTGTATATGATAAATCATTTACGCCACTGGTGCCTCCTAAGTCTGCACCGTCTATAACTATCACATCTCCTACATTATATCCAGAACCTTTATTAGGAGCACCGTATCCGTCTGTAGTTAAGAACAATCCTTCAAAAGTAGCCGCATTTGCGTTTGCGTCAGTATCTTTAATTCTATTTACCCATACATTAAATATTGCTCCTGATCCTCCGGGAGGTGTTACACTAGATTGTGTTACAGGATTGTAATTCCTGTTTTCATAAACCAAATATCTAAAACCTTCATGCAAATAACCGTTTTGTGCATATCCAAAATAAGGTCTATTACCACCATGTCCAAAAGGGAAGACAACATTTGCTGATGATAATCCGCCGCTACCACCACCACCTGATAATATATTACCATACTCAGTATCTCCGCCATCTCCTGCTCTTACAGAAGCACCTGATGTACTTCCTCCAGGTAAACCACCATGTGCATCTATATTCCATAAATCAATTGTAGTATTACCACCATATGATGCAACAGCACCGCCTGAACCTATATTTGCAACCACACTGGTGGTTAAATTAGCATCTAAAGTTAAATTAGCGAAATAGACTCCGCCTCCTCCTCCGCCACCGCCGCCGGATGTTCCAAAGGTGCCGTAACCACCACCACCACCACCGCCTACGGCTATAACACCTATGTTAGCATCATATGTTCCTGAACCTGGTGTAACATTTATAGTGCTGTTTACACTATATTGTTGTATGCGGTATAAATCACTACCTATTGTTACATTTGCTATAATAGTACTGTTAAAGTAATTAGTGTTATTACTGCTTATAGGTATATTGTCTATAACACTTATTGTATTTCCAGTATATACAGCATTTCCTGTTACAGAATTAGTTCTTATACTAACATTAAAGAATTTTGATTGTCCTATATTGTTTGCAGATATCGTTCTTACTAAACTTGCATTACCATTAGCATCTAATGATATATTTCCTGATAAAGCACTATCTGTAAAGTCATTACCTACTATAGTTCCTTGTGTTGAAAAATAAATTGTGGCATTTGGCTTATTTGTATCTATATCGTATGTTACAATCGTGTTACTTACTGTTTCTGTAATATCAAATGTTGGAGAATCTATGCCATCCATATTAGGATGTTGTGCTCTGTTTCTAAAGAAGCCTATTCTTTTTAACGAGTTACTCATATCTTACTCCGGTTTAACAGGCCAAACTACTGAATCTACTGTTGTAGCAGTATTAGTTGCTGGCCAATCTCTTAATTGTTGTCTATAAGTTTGCCACTCTGCTTTCTTACTATCCGATAATGGAGAATCCACAGCCTGCGTCCAGTCAGATGCTTTAAGTAATTTTGTTCTTAGATCTCTGATATATTCGTCTACATCCTGTACTACTGCTGGTTTAGATTCTATTGTGTGAGGGTCTGTGGCTACATTTACGCAGTATTTGTTTACATCTGGTACACTACCCAGCATAAATGCTATATTAGGATTCTTATCTAACATTTTTTGTTTGCTTTTGTCTGTTAAACTTAGAATACTTTCTATATGGCCAGTATCTGTATGATATAGTATATACCTGTTCATTAGAATATGTCTCCTTTCGTAATTCTTAACATATCATATCGCATACCAAAGAATCCTCTTTGTCCACCAAATGTATCTGCTGTATTTAGACCCTGTAGTGTAACATTTCCTGCTACTGGGTCTGGACCAATCACTATCTTTTTGTTTGCTTCCATTATAGTAGGTATTGTGTCATTATTTACTGCTGATGCACCAAAATTCTCATTTTGTACAGTTCCATTAGCATATTCTATGTTTACATTTGCTACAAAAGAAAAGTTTGCTGTGGCATTTGCAGTTAGTCCGGCTATAGGTGCTCCTGCTGACATAAATGAATAATCACCAGGTTCTAAACCTGTTCCTGCTGTAAAGTCTAATTCTCTAGTTGTGATTAAGTCTGATATCGTATTTGCATTTGATAAGTTTGTTTTATCTGCAGGCTTGTCCTCTATTTGCCCACCTACTGCGATATTACCTATGCTTTCCTTACTGGTAAAGTTACCAAATATTTTATCATCAAACACCATAGCATTACCGGCCACATTACCTGTTGGATTTAACACTCCTCCACTACCATCTACATTATCGATTGTAAATGTTAAATTATGTGTTCCTGGCTGTCCTCTCAAATACTTTCCATCAACTGTAATAGTATCTCCCACACTATAACCTGAACCTGGAGTTGTATTATATACTGCTCTGTAATTTGCAAATACTACATCTTTGAATACTGTGAATACTGCACCTGTTCCTCCAGAAGGAGATACTGTAAATGTATCTACATCAGGAATAATAGAACTGAATATGTTTGGTGGAGGTATTATAACTGGTGGTATTTCCGGTATATCTATGTTTCCACCTTCTTCATCTGTTTCTGTTTGCTGACTTGTTACATAAACTGAATCATTGTATTCTAATAGTGTAAGTCCACATGTAATCATACCGCCTTCGTCTATTTTTTCCTGTGTTCTCATAACACGGAATTCTTTTGCTGTAAAGCCGAAGTCTTCATTTGTTACATCTACAACATCACCTACATCTATTTGCATACCTGAAAAGTCAGTATCTAATTGCACAACCATACTGTTACGAGCTTGATGTAAATCTATATTTCCTAATGCTTCTGCTCTGATATTATCATTTACTAAATCCAATCTGTATTTTACTACATTTTCAGGTTCATTTGCATTTCTTTCTGCTATAGGTGTTTCTATTACAACACTATTTGTTTGATCTCTTCTGTTTTGGTCTGCATAAACTACTTCTATACCATTATACACACTATATAATTCTGTGCTTGTGACTGCTATTTTACTTACTATGTTGTCATCATTTAGACTAAATGTACTTGCAGTGGGCCTATTAGGTATAACCTTGAATTTACCCTGTTTGGTATCGAATGTAAAGAAAGTACCACTTGCTTGACATATCTTATTGATGTTTGTTGCTACATCATTTGCTGTGGATATATAACCATTTATAGCATATCTATCCTGCGTTACATTTGCACCTACATTGTTTGTGTATGTTACTTGTTCTGCACTATAACCTTTTAGAGATGTGTTTGCGGCTCCTGTTATACTGTTGACATCAATTAAATCATTACTTAAACCAGCACCATATCTGTCATTGTTAAGATAATCTATAAGAACATCTCCTGGATTGCTTACACTACAAGTTACATCGAATGTCATAGGAGGTAGTGCTGTTAAACCGTTTTCTGCATCATAATCTATACTAACTATTGCAAACAATAGTCCTGACATGTTGTATTCGTTAGGCACTCCCCAGTGTGGCATAATTCTAGCCGCACCATAATTTGCTCCGGGTCCACTTGTAGGGAAGATAGTATTTGCATCATCACTCTTATGTGCATACATGTTTACACGGATATCGCCTTCTAAATCACTGTTTACTTTGCCATCTTGTTCTATAATATTAACACAGGTATTACCATTAAATGTTATTTCACCAGCATTTTTGTAAATGCCATTTACTGTATATGTTGCACCCTCTACTGCTTCACCTAATGTTATACAATAGTGCATAGTTTGATTGTCTCTGCTTATGGCGGCATCTGTTATAGGCCCTCCCATAAAGTTCCTACCATAAGGTATTCCTATTTTGTTATCTGTACTGGGTGCTACTTGAACTTTTACTCCGGGTGCTGGACCTAAATTAGCACCTGTGCCTATGTTTGGTAAGTCGTATAGTCCTGATGCTTTTGCTGTGGCATATCCTAATCCTGCGGCTACAACACCTGCTACCACAGTTCCTGCGAAGCTCAATCCTATACCTGCTACTGTGGCAAATGTACCTGTAAGTCCAAATGCACTTGCTACTGCGGCTCCTATTGCTGAAAATATTGCCATTACTTACCTCTCCATACCCAGTTATAATCACATGCTTGCCAACCTCTTTCCTGCAACTTCATATCCGGAGTAGTTGCTAAAGTAGTTAGTGTAAAGTTTGTTATGTGACCTGCTTCTTTCAAATCTATACCTATAGAAATATATTCTTTTAACAGTCTAGCACCTGCTGTGGTATTTCTATATTGTTCTTCTACCCACCATGCTATTTCGTGCAGTCTTTTTACTTGTGGTAGCCATATATCACCTTGTATTAAACTTAACAGCATACCTACTACACGATTATTGTCTTCCGCTACTAACATAACGCCTTGTGTTGATAAAGTGTGTAAGACAGCGTCTGTGTGCTTCTCAGAGTATTTAGGTTGCTGTAAGTCCTCTACAGGATTAGCATTTGCAAAATCTATCATTAGCCTTTTTATATCTGGCCAATCTGTTTGTATTGCTTTTCTTATTATCATCTTTGTCTTACATTTCTTGTACGGTCATTTCCGCCGGTGCCACCACCGCCTCCACCACCGCTGTAGTTACCACCTGAACTGGCTTCTTTACCAAAATCAAATGTGCTTAAATATAAATCTGGTATACGATCAAAGGATTTATCTGTAAAGAATCGTTGTCTATCAACAGGATCTGTTCTTTGACCCACTATTTTACTTTCTAATATGGTGTTTATACTTGCAACACTTACTGTGACACCATAATCGTTTGTTTTTGTTAGAAAATTGTATTGTTCATCCACTGTAAAGTTTGTTATAACACCCTTAAAGCGAGTATAAACATTAGCAGTATCCAATTCCATTGTATCTGTGTCCATAAATGCTCTTTTTAGTGTTACATTTCCGCCTTTTATGGGCTCATCCAGTATAAGTTGAATATAATTTACTTCTGAACCGGTTGAATTGCTTGGTATTCCTGCTAAACCTATAGAAATATCACCATTTGTGGCTTTTAAGTTCTCATCCACAGTTGTTACACTTAGAAATGCACCTAATTCTGTATAAGTATTGCTATCTACTGTATACGGCTTATAAGCATCAGTCAAATAGTATACATTACCATTAAGATCTAAATCTATAAGTGTTACAGGGTATATATGAGTGCCCTGAACTGCTGGTATACTTGTACTCATTAAGTTATAACCTCTATAAATGCAAAATCACCTGAAAAAGATACTAAATCATAAGGAACTACACTATAACTGGGCAACTCCATACATTTTAACTGAAATCTTACATCATTTCCTACTTTTATACCACCACTTGTAAGTGCTACGCCTGTTTGGCTTAGTACAGGTCTATGTACTGGTATTGTTATATTAGAACCTGTGCTAAATGCTACATCACTGGTCACTATGTAAGGATAACGGTATGTATCTGTATTGCCTTTAGGTTGTATGTAGTCACCTTTTTCAAATAAATTACCACTACCTGTTGCACTACTACAATCCACATATATTTCATCACCAAATACACCATTTACCGTTATGTTGTTTATTTGTGCTGATTCTATATTGCCTTGATATGCTGTTAAGTAGTTCATACCACTATTATTATTGAGACTTATATTACTCTCTGTTATTCTACCTGTAGTATAGATATCCTGTATAACTGCTCTGTTTTCACTATACTTTAAGCCGTCATGCATACCCACTGTTATCATAAAGGGTGCTGGTGATCTTTCTGCTGTTTTATAGTGACCACTACGACTTACACTCTGTGCTGTTATTCTTCTTGTATCTATAGTGATATAAGTTGCATTATCTACTATTGTCTGATAACTCATTATAGTCTCCCTGGTATTCTTCTTCTACCAACTTCTGTTACTGAAAATATAAACTCAGGATCACTTGCAACTAATTGTTGAAAAGATCTGGCATCTACAGCATTTATGTTGTATGTGACTTGGGTGCTACCGCCTATTTGATTGTTAGGTATAATACTACCACTTTGTGATCCCATACGCAAAATCTCGGGTCCGTTCTCCCCGACCAAATAACTGCCTCCAGCACTTACAGGTCCTCCACTGGCTTTTGGTTTTAGGAATCCTAATAGTCCCTCTCCACTTAGTCCTGTAATTGTTCCTCCTGTTACTGAGAAACCTAATGCTTGTAGTATAGGTAAGAACACATATAATTTAAGTATTTGTGCTATAGCATCATTGATTAATTCTCTAAAGAAGTTCTTAAATACATCACCTGCTTTTTGTCCTTTTTCAAAAGCATCTACTAGTCCTGTACTCAGTGTATCAACTGCAGAATTTAAGGAAGATATAAATTCCTGTAATTGTACATTATCCCCAAATGCTTCATTTAGCCTTTTTTGTGCTTCTGTAAGTTCATCTGTTGTGAATATACCTAGTTCTTGTAATCTGTTTAATTCTTTTTGTAATACATTGTATTCTTCTTGTGTATCTACACCGTCATTTATTGCATCGTTTAGTTTATCTAAAGGATCGAATAAGTCTGAATAACTGGAGTTAAGATCGTCTAATGCAGATTGTCTCTCTTCCATATCTGCTATTGTTTGAGGATCTGCAAACAAACCATTTAACAGAATCATTAATCTGTTATATTCGTCTAAACCACCTTTACTTCTGTCTATCTCTTCTGAAAATTCCTTTAACATATCTAGAGGTGTTTGAGGAGACATGTCAAATAGTGTATCGTTATCTGTTAATTCGTCGTATTCTGCATTTAATCTTTCTATTTCTTCTTTGGCCATTCTTGCGGCTTCTTGTTGTAAGAATAACTGCTCATTGATGCCGCCCATGTCAACTCTGTCTATTTGTTCAAATGTTTCTTTGGCTTCTTCTGCTGGACCTCTAATGGCCTGAAAAACAAACTTAACCGCTTCAAAGGCTGTGACTGCCGCTAAACCATAACCTGTAGTTCTTAATAATGTTTTACCTAATGTTGCTAAACCTCCACTAAATGTAAAGGCATTTTTTGCAGACTTTAACAGACTAGGATTTGTTTTTCCTAATGTTTTATTAAATCCATCTAATTTACTTGTTTCACTTTTAAGTCCTAAACCTCTAATTGCTTCTCTAAGACCTGTAAATGATTTTCCACCCTTTTGAGCACGGCCTAACAAACTTTTTAAGCCGTCTTCAAACTTGTTCATGATTGATGTAATGCCTTTAACACCACGGAAGGCCAAAAACACACCTAACAGCCCTGCAAGAACTTTACCAAAAGTCTTAATTGCTTCTGTGTTGTCTGCTAATTTATTGATAGCATCTGTTAAACCATTAATGGCACTAGTGCTACCTAAACCTAATTCTTTGAATACGGTATTTGCTAATCTTCTAGCCGCAATCTCTAGATTACTAAATGCAACACTACTGTTTTTTAATTTTTCCTGTAGTGCACCACCATAGGTATCATCTAATGCTTTTTGTATGCCTGCAAATAATCTTTCTTGTCCTTGTGCAGTTTGGGCTAATTTTTGTATCTCTTGGATACTCATACCAAATTCTTTTGTTAAAGGTTTGAATACATCAACACCTCTTTCTGCAATTTTATTAAAGTCTTCTAATTCTAATTTACCTTTGGTTGCTCCTCTGGCAAATAATTCTGTTAGAGATGTTAATACACCTAATTGATCTTGTGCTAAACTGGCTGTGTCTGCAAATGTAAGTAACAAATCATTTGTGGGTTCTATACCAGCACCTTTTAATCTTATAAAGGTTTGCACTAGCTCTTCAACACCAAATTGTGTTTGTGTTGCTAAAGAAGTTAAATTATCAAATGCATCTTGACCTGCTTCTGCACTACCTGTAACAAAATCCAAACTGGTTTGTAAATCCTGAAAAGTTTGTCCTACTTCTACGATATTTTTTATTAGTGCGGCACCACCTAAAGCCGCAAAAGCGGTTCCTACTCTGTTTATTCCTGCACTACTGTTTTTACTAAACTTGTCGACTTTTGCTTCACTTTGTGCGATGTTTTTGTCAAACTGTCTGCTATCTAACTCTAATGCTACTTTTATATCTCTAGCCATTATACCCTACCTACTAATTGATCAACTGTTTTATCTATGTAATCTATAGTTGGGTCTGTGAAACCTTTTGGTGCTTGTTTGCTGAATCCGTCATCAAGTTTGCCTGCGTATCCATAGTTACTTTTAATAGTATTAGTTGATTTATTTAACTTAGTTCTATTACGAGCGTTTCCGCTTCTTACAGGTGTCTTATTTCTTAAGAAAGGATAACTTTTAATCATTGTTTCTTCTGGCACTTTGCTTAATTTTTTCATCCTTTTTTCAAATATTTTAGAATTAACCTTCATTTCTTACCCTGTTTAATCGTTGTAATAGTTCATCTTGGTTAAGTGTACTACTATCTACTTCGTTATTGTTTTTACTCTGTATATACTTTTCCCAAGTTATAGCACAATCCATAACCATTAAGTCAAATGTATCTGCTGTAAGAAATAATTCGCTGGGTAATTTACTATATCGCCTACCCATAGCATCTAAAAGCAGTATTAAGTTTGTTTCCGCAGTACCTTCTTCAAGAGTATGGGTCGTTACTTTCCCAGCCTTTCTGATATTTCTTTAACACATTCCATTAACACATCTAAAGGTAATACTTTACCGTCTTCTACGACTTTATTACCTGCTTCATCTAGAATCATTTCCTGAATCATTTCAGTTACTCCAGTCATATCTTTATCTGCGTTCGCCAATTTGGTAAACACTTCAATTGATTGTCTGTCATATATATGAAATTCTAGTTCTTCACCGTATTTTTCTACAAGTTCTTTCTTGTTGATGGTGACTTTTATTAGTTGTGGTTTTTGTGATAGTTCACTTATTTTCATATCTTACTCCTTTATATCTCTATGTTTTAATTCGTGTAATCCTGTTAAACAAAATGCTACACGATTTGATGCTTTGTCTACATCTCTTCTTGCACAGTTAAGTTCATTAACTGCTTTTGCTAGTTCACTCTCCAGACTCTTTAGTATGTCCTTCGTGGTGTTCCTGTTCCAAACTTCCATTATCTTTTTCCTCTATATCTATATCTGTATTTACCTTTTTCTTGCTTTTCTTAGCATCTGGTAAATCTATGTTGTTACTTGCGGCCCATTCGTCTAAATTGTGTTTTACACCATCCAGCACAATAGTTCTGTCAGGATTACCCTGCCATACGCCGTCTTTGTATAATTTTAATACTTTATGCATTGTTACTCCTAAAGATAGTGCCCTTCTAACGAAAGGCACTATGTTATTATGCTTTTAGCCTAATTTACTAAGCCTGTGTTGCTTTTGTAAAGTCGCCGGATACTTCAATAGTTACCGGAGTAGTCCAAACTGGAGCATCCATATTTACAGTTGGGGCCAATCCTGAGATAAAGCCTTTACCTGTTAATATGCTGTCTCCACTGTCTGCACCTTCAAAACCAATTGAGAAATAAATCTCGGTTTTGTTTTTACTTGCACCAAATAGTCCGTCTGCAACTACACTATTGATGAGGTTAGCACCATCACCAAAGAATGTGGTTTCATCCACAATTAAGTTTGTTGTGATTTGGTTAGTTGCTGGTGTTGTTACAGCACTTTCTGCCGTATTGTCTAAGGTCTTAAACCTATACACACCTGTACTATTGTTTACAGTTATATCAGTTAATTGTGGCACAATTAAAGCATTAGAGTCTGCCGCTACAGAACTAAGTCCTGCGACATTACTAAGTGCTAAAATAGCCTGGCTGCCTGCACTTACATTGATTACATCTGCCATCTTTTTCTCCTAATATTAAACAGTTATAAAGTTAAATTCTATATTATAAGTTATAACATCAGCATCGAGTTCAGTAGTGACTTCACTTGACTTAGTTGCGGCTGTTACACCGTTTCTTGCCAATTGAATATTTGCCACTACTGTATCTATGTCTGTGGGTTGGTTTTTCGCATCTGTTGCCAGATATACCGTACAAGTTGTCTCAGTCTGCATTACATCATTGTTATCTAAACAATTAAACAGTTCTGTGACTTCTTCCTGCTGTTCATCTACATAAACAGTCCTTAAGTTCTTCAAATACAAAGGAGTATCTGCAGTACTGTAAGGAAGTTCACTGCTTATACCAAATGAACTATGACCACCTAAGTTAGTAGTTATGGTTGTAATGAGATCATCTCTGATAGCCATTATCTAACCTTCACTATACTAGCTCTGCGTCTAGTTCTTCTGGTTCTAAAGAATGTTGTGAGCTTTTCATCTGCTTCAACAGTTCCTGAATTATCATAATCATACCAGTCTGCAAGTGAAATAAGTTCCTGATATAAGTCATTAAACTTTTTATCATAGAACTGAATCTTTGCTATGTCTGGTGAATCTTCTGTAAATTCTGCAATGAGCGGAAGTATACTTTCTTTTAGGGCATGACTGACACATAATGTGGTAAATTGACTTCTTCTGTCCTGTAAATTATTCGGATCTATTAGATTCGCATTTACACTGGGAAGATTGTTTATGTCGCTAACATAGTTGTTGACATAAGCATTGTAATTTAACCACCAACTTGATGCTTTTAATTTTAACAGAATACGACTTGTACTCTTTTCCAAGATGTCTTCTATAAAGTCCTGTATTGTTGCAAAACCTGATTCCTCAGGTATTACTATACGATTCTCTTCGAATAATCTCTGGTCAGTCTGTACTACGTCTGTGTATTCTGCAAACGATATTACATCACCTGCGCCATTTATTACGAATGCCATTGTTATAACTCCCTGTTATTATTAGTCGCCTTGTGGTAAATTGTTAGATCTAAAGAACTCACAACTTGCCGCTTGACCAATCAATCCTGTAAGTAATGCTCTGTTACCAATTTCACTTAGGTCACCAATCGTAGATTGAGTTACTGAGTTCAATTGTGATGCAACTGAGAATTCTGTAGCAGGACTTACAAAAGCTGAATACATACCTAAGCCGTTCATTCCTGGGAAATTACCTGCTCTTAAGTTTGCAACTGATTTTGCGAAGTCATCAAGTGTTAAAGCACCTGAGCCAATTGTTGTTGAGTCGTTTAATTTTCTAATACCAAAAGTAGTAGCCACTCCGTTAGGAATTGCTTTGAAACCTACTCTGATACTGGATCTAAACTGGTTCAAATCTGCATCTGGATCATACCAAATTGCTGTAGAAGGTTGACGTTTAATTGCCATTCCTAGTGCTGATCTGTCCATTACTAAGTTTACTGCTGAACCGGCACCGTTGATTGATGCATTACCATCTTGGTTAACATTAGAGTTACCACCTGCACCTGCTGCCTCGGCAAAACCTGCAACATCAACTGCCTGTGCTAAACCACCTGATAGTCTTTCTAATAGTGCTTGTCTAACTACAGAAATTCCACCATCTTCAAGTGCTTCTGCGTGAACATTAGAACCAACACCATATTTACTTACTGTGATATCTACTGAGATAGGGTCAAACGAACCGTCTGCCGCACCTATAATTGAACCACCTGCTGATACAGTTGCCGCGTCTGTGTAACTGTTAGTTATTGGGACTCTTACGACTGCACCTGATTCGCCTGAAATATCGAATCTGTTTAAGAGGAACTGTGAGTTATCGATGAGAACTGCGTCTGAATAGTAGACTTGTAGGTCTGCTACGATATCTGTGTAAAGTTCCTGTACTGTTGTACTTGTTGTAGCCATTATATTTCTCCTATATTTTGGTTACATATTATTATAAGAAAAAGCCTAGCCTTGTCGTGCCTTTCTGGCTTTTTCCACCTGTTTCATTACCATATTATGTGTAATATCAGCTCTACTCCAGTTCATATTTGAATTTCTAACTGTAGTATAAGCCGCTCTATATTCTGGATCACTCATTAATCTGTCTTCCTGTAATGCCTTAGGTGATCTGCCTGAGGTATCACTCGCTGTTTCCTGAGTGTTCACAACATCAACACCTTTCTTGCCAAAAGGTAGTCCTAAACTTTTACCTACTATGCTAATTGCATTTTCGTAGTCTGGTTTAACACCATCTGTTGTTAAGAAATCATCACCGCTTTTAAGTTGAAATGTGTTGTTCTCTACTGCAAACATACCTCTTGCGTTCATAAGATCTAAGACTGCTTGTCTTTGATCCACATTCCACGCACTTGGCATATGGCTTTGTAAAGCACCTAAATGGTCTTTGAGTACAAGATCTTTACGCAAGTTGTTTACTTCTGCTGTAAGTTCTTCCACTGTGGCTTCTCTTTTGGCTACTGCCTGTTTGAGTGCCTTAACATCAAGAGTGCTTTCGCCATCTTCTGTTAGTGGAGTCTGTTTCAGAGTAGAAATAACTTCTTTGACTTGGTCTATACTGTCAACATCAAGATCTTTAAGAATACTGCTTACTGCATCATTCTTTGCTCTTGCTGTGACTTGATTTACCTCGTCTCTTGCATAGAAGCGTTTGCCCTCTAAGTACCACTTTCCATCCTTAAATTCTGGTTGTGTTACTGTTTCAGATTTATTGAGCTCTACAGGCTCTGCGGAATCTGTTACCGGTTCAACTTCAATTTCGGGTTGAACTACCGTATCGACTTGTTCTGTCATCTTTTTTCTCCTTTATTTCGATAGAAGCCATCGTAGTTAATGTCTTCAGTGGGCCTCCCTACCTAAGGTTTGCCTACCTTTGTCAATTAAAGACTGTTAGAGCTGTATGAACCATCTATAAGTTGTTTCATACGATCTCTTAACTTCTCTTTAATCTCTTTTTCAAAACCAGTGTCCTCTTCATAGTCAACACCCGGATTTTGTTGTTCTAACATCCTTTCATAGTCTGCGTGACTGCTGAAAGGCATATAAATTGTTGTGCCATCTTCTTCTGTATGAGAGTGGCTACCAGATCCACCTAATTCTTGTGCTCTGGCTTCTGCTTGTTCTTGTGTTGCAAACTTTTCTGCTACAAATGTAGTAGTGCCTGCCATATATCTGCTTGAGTATTCGTCTAACAGACTCATTATCTGAGTCATTTCAGATATTTCTTGTTGTAAACCTTTTTGTGTATATACACGACTATAACTTATTGATAGATCTTCTGGCATTTGTTGTTCCTGCCAATCAAACCACAATTTCCACATCTGATATTCTGCATTTTCCAAACTTATTGCTTTACGCCTTACAAATGCTTCTAATTTACTGTCCATTTGTTCTATTTGTACACCACTACGACTTGCTTTAATCAATTCGTCGCTTCTTACCATTGCAACTTCGTTCATCTTTTCGATGTTTTGATTGATATAAGCACGAATTTCACTTATACTATCTAATGGCGGTGCTACAAACTCATATACATATGATGGACTGCCCGTCAGAGATGCGTTTACACGAATCACTGCGCCTGGTTCTGCTGAAATGGCACCGTCGTTCATATCTGCTGTTTCGGAGTCAATTATATTAACCGGATGTGACCCGTAAGTAAATGCACTATAGGCATCAGCACTCAATGAATAGATGCTTCGCTGAATCTGAGCGATATCAAAGATATTTGTGTGACCTACTCCGTTGTAGATCTTGTTGCTTTGATACACGGGTCTTACAAATAGTTCTCCAAGAGTGTTTTCTTGGATAATTTGATAATACCCTGAGTCGTCGTCTCCCTCACTATCAAAATAAACTGCTTCTTCCGGTAAGTTCTCTGCAGAAAATTCTTCTGTTTGAGGAATATAAATTGTTGTAATCGTTTCGTCTGTTATGTGTTGATATATGTCTACTTCTGGTTCATCACCAAGTTTGATTACAATTTCCTTTAATTCTAATTCGCCTTTGTTGTTATACTTGTATTGCCAGTTTGTTACATCTAATGGTGAATGCCATCTCCATAGTGGATAATCAGCATCTCCATATTTTATACAACTGACCCATACAACACCATAGACTGTTGTGTATATGTCTACCATACTCCAGAATTCGTTTAGACTGTTACCTTGTCCGTCACAGTCTTTTGAAAATGCTTCTATTTCCGGTGTTTCTGGCAACACTCTACTTGGTGAACTACGCATAAGCATAGCATTGTATTCGCTTACATACAAACGAGTGTACGGATATACAGCGACTTGATCCAACTTCTCACCATAGAAGTTGTTAAGTAGATAATCTGGATTTTCTGCTTCACTGGCTGAATTTGCTATTGCGACACTACTGTACTTTCCAGTAGGTGTGCCGTCACCAGTTACTTCCTGCGTTCTTATAATATCACTGGGTGTGCTACTGTCAGTAGCATACATTTTAAGATATTGACCGTGTTTGTATTCCGGCCCGCCCCAGTATGACTTAACATTAAGGCGCCACGCATCTTCGTATCTGGCGTATAGAGGATGATAGTTTGTTACGAATTTATACAGATCTTTGCTGGCCAATTGTTTTCTCCAGATGTTTATTGTCCCATAGTATGGTATAACTATTTATCTATTCTGCAAAATTAATTGAAATAAACGGTTGACAAACTTGATAAATGTGCTATTATAATAGAGTATTAATTTAGTTATAGGAGTAACAAATGAAAACAAAAGAATTACAAAAAGTTCGCAAAGTTATAAGTGCTTGTAGTGAAGCATTATGCGATAAGGCACTTCATATGAGTATTACATATGACAGCAAAGATGTCGTTGAGTGCGTTGATAAGATGTCAGACGATGAATGGACTGCTTGGACTAATCAACCTGGCAACATTCGTTCAATCTATCATATGCTTATGACACAGCCAAGCAACCAACATGTCCGTGCTTTGTTAAATGCTCAATTTGAGTTGAATATTGGACGAGACACTAAATTAGTTGCTAACATATTAGAGGATGCGTAATGAAATTAGTAGATACAACATTTAACAGCACTAACACTTATATCTATCGCGACGGAGATGACTACATTGTTCAATTGGTAAATGATTGTCCAAATGGATTGTCACCAACAGAGTGGGTTGACAACTTTATTAAACATCCACTATACGCAGAAACAAAACGCCGTAAAGGCAGTAAAGGAAACATAGAGATTTTCGTTGTAGAAAAAATAATTAAATTGGAGGTGGCATAATGGATAACAAAGATCAATATATTATATCATTGTTTCAACAATATCTTATTGAGTGTGGTGTTGAACACAATCCAAATACTATCAGACTTTATGAAAATATTGGAGGACTTGATACTAAGAAGTCTAGATTATTTGAAATAGCATATGAAAGATTTATTATAGATTTTGAGCAGGATGGTGGCATACTGCCATTACCAGAATATATACAGGATGAAATGTTTATTTCAAGTATCAATATATTAAATGATTGGGAAAACAATAATCCTAGATTTAGAGAAAATGCTAAACAATACAATATAGAGGTGGCGTAATTAATATCCACCAGCAAAATTTTTAGCATATAGAATACAATGGGCTCTCAATGAGCCCATTTTTACCGTTGTTTTACATCGGTGTTGACAAGTTAGGACAAGCCACTTTTACTTATAGAGTACAGAAGGAAATGGCCTATAGAATAGGCCATTAAACGATTGAAGAAGATTACCCGGACCTACTAT